TATGTCTAATGCTCTTGATTCTTTTGTCTCTTATCTTGCTGACGGCAACACCGTGACCTCGCGTCAGGTTCGTTCGCTGTTCAAGGTCGACAATGCTGCCGACCTCGCCTATCGTGCGCGCAATGAGGGTATCTCGGTTTATACAAACCGTGTTACCAACTCGCGTGGTAAGAAGGTATTTGCGTATCGCCTCGGCAATCCGTCGAGCCAGTTCGAGAAGTATCTCGACCAGGGTCACATTGCGCGTGCTCGCAAGACTCTCTACCGCGATGCCATCAGCGTCTCGATGACTGCCTAATTCTAAGCAGTAAACAAAACCATTCTGGTTCTCGTGGGGGCAGTTCTTGCCCCCACAGTTTCATTTGGGGTTTGACATTGTACTTTGCTGGATATATAATAATAACACAGCAGGAGAAATACTATGACAAAAGTCATTATTGCAAATTCAAAAATTGACTGTGAGCATTTGCTTGGTCAATTTCTTGATGAGTCTCATTTTGATGTTCTCATCAATGAAGACACGGATTGTTATCTTGGAAGCGAAGATGAAGACAACATCGCATTCAAGTTCCGTAAAAATTATTTCAGTAAACAAGAGCAAGATGATGCTTATGCTGGTCTGAGAGAAGCAGCCACACCAACTCAGAATCGTGGACTTGCCGCTGGACCAAAGGGTGAGAAGTGCGGTGGTCGTGAGTGGGTGACTGAGTTTCAATTGAGTGTTCTTGACTTCTTCAAGAAGCAACCAGAAAACTCCGTTATCAAGATTGATGTCAAAGAAGAAATTGAATCTCTCCGCGCCAAATATGAGAATGCAGAATCATCTCGTGGTCTTGTTTGGTTGAGCGCCAAAGTCAAAGAAGATAAATTTGACTTTGATAAGTGGCTCAAGAATGTCACAAAGATGTCAGTCAAAGAACGCAAAGAAGAAGCGCGTGGTGTTGAAGAAACTTATATTTCTGATACAACCTATGCCAATGTAGTATTGTCTGGTATTGCTGGTTGGTTCGATCGTTATCCTCGTATTCCATATGGTCGTGCAACCGCATATACGCAAAACGCATATGACAAATTCAAATTGTCATTTCCATTTCTACAAACGCTGGATCGTGGTTTTGCTGAGTTACTTCCACAACGTCATGCCGCTCAACGTGAAGCAGCAGATAAGATTGATCCAGCATTCCTCGTTCCACAAACTGTGTTCACTACGATCACAGTGAACAAAACATTCCGAACAGCAGCACATCGTGACGCTGGTGACTTTACAAACGGATTGAGTAATCTTCTTGTTCTCTCAAACAACGGTAACTACACTGGTGGTTATTTGATTCTTCCAGAAGTTCGTATTGCTGTGAATGTGCGACCTGGTGATCTCCTGCTTGTCAATAATCATGAGTACATTCACGGCAATACACCTATTGAACTGCAAGATGAAACCGCAGAGCGTGTAAGTCTTGTTTGTTATTTGCGTGAGAAGATGCTTGAACTCGGGAGCAAAGAGTATGAAGATCATCGATATAATTATGTTGAGTCACGTCGAAAGAACAAAGAACACCCACTCCAACGACGTCTTTGGAACGGTATTTCCGAGGGAATGTGGTCAGAAAAAGAATGGTACGACTATCTGGAAAGAGTTGGTGGAAAGCAAATGGTTGAGAAGTATCACCCAGAAGCATACAGAAAAGAATCCACTCTAGAAGATATGTTCGCCTAATATGTGCGCAGTAATTGGTGCTTATATTGAAAGACCAAGTTCTCGAGACTTGCTCATGCTTGCTGATGTTTTCCGCGAGTCTAGCATTCGTGGATTACACGCAACTGGTATTTCTTGGGTGCGTGATGGCGAAGTCAAAACTCGCATTGATGCTAAACCAGCCACGCAGTTTTTAGAATCACTCGATCTAAACAATTGTGTGAATGAAGACGGTAATCTATATCTCATTGGTCACTGCCGATATTCTACTTCTGATCTTGAGTTCAATCAGCCGCTGTGGAATGAGAATATTTCTATTGTACACAATGGCGTTGTGAGTCAAGAGATGCCAGAGAACTGGGAGCGTCTCTACGGATACAAATGTAAGACTCGAAACGACAGTGAGTTGATTCTTCATACTTTGGAAGCAGATAAATCTCCTCTTGTAGAATTTCCTGATGCTTCAATGGCTGTTGTTGAGTTATATAAAGAAAAACAATTGCGTTTTTATCGCAACGGTAAACGCCCAATTTACTTTACTTCTTTACGCAATGGAGTTATAATTACTTCAACGAAAGACATTGCCATCCGCGCTGACCTCAAAGATCCTGTTGAGGTTGGTATGAATGAATATGTCACTGTGGCGCAAAATGTCTTTCGTACTCATCTTATTTTGATTGATAACGCAAAGGATCTACAGCATGTACGATAAATCAACGTTTACATATGGTGCCGAAATTGAATGGGGTGATATTGATCGTCGTATGGAGATTCCTCCGACTCTCGGTAAATGGGAATATGCTGAAACAGATATTGTAAACATTCATCCACCGTTTGAATTTCGTGCTTGCGATCCGCTCGGTAAAGAGCCATGGATGGGTGGTGAAGTCAACATGATGCCAACTAAGACTTGGCAGGAACAAGTTGATCGTGTAATGAGACTTTATAGCATGTTTATTGAGTATGGCAACAAGCCTTCGGCTTCTTGTGTCAATCATGGTCATATTCATGTCTTTGTTCCAGGATTGAAAGATGATATTGCTGGATTGAAGCGATTGATTGGATACATTCAAGACAATCAAGAAGATACGATTCAAGCCTGTTATCAATTCTATGAAACATCTGAGATGAAGCAGTGCGAAGGCGCGAAGATGTATTTGAAGTTTGATGGCGGTCGCCCAATGCCTGAGTATATGTGTGATAACATCATTGAACTTGCCACTGACTTCAATCACTTTATCAAACTCCATGCTGCTGGTAAAGATGGCGTATCAATGGGTCGTCCATTCCGATTTGCAATCAATACTTACTGCATGAAGCATACTGGTACAATTGAGTTCCGTTGCTTCCGCTCTACCACGAAGCGAGAAGAATTAGAATCTCAATTCAGATTCGTGGAAATGTTCATGGATGCTGCATTGAATGGCGGACCCTCAGTTCGTGAGATTCTCGCTAATAATACATTCAAGTTTCCTCCATTTGTATGGAATCTGGATGAGTATCATGGATGGCAACAAACCAAGTATCCGAAAGAGCGCGGAGAAAAGAAACGTGAGTTCCATGACGCTGCGTGAGACTACTCGCGAAGAATTTGTAAAGCATATAACTGAGAACAAAGCAGACTCTTTTGCCAAGACTTTTGTGGCAAAGGCTGACATGCAGGAACAATGGCAGTACTGTATTGGGTGTTGGGAAGGCGGAGAGTTGGCTGGCGCGATTATCACCACTCGCTCAAAACGCATTCCATATGTTTTCAATCTACAATTGCTTCATACTTTCGCCAAACATCGTCGCAAAGGTGTAGCAAGATTACTGACTCAAGACTCGCTTGATCGCGCACAAGGTCTTGGCACCAGTTATTATCGTGTTTCAGCAGAGCCTGATGCTGTTGTTTTCTATGAATCTATGGGATTCAAATTTTTGGGAAAACAAAAGAGTAAGTGTTCGCTCAGTATGTTCAAGATCAATGGTAGAAATTTCTCTGATGGTATCTATGATCTTTCAGATCCTGTGATACATACAGCAGTATACAAAAAAGGTAAAGGTGGTTGTGTCGAAGTATTTACAACGCCGTGAGCAATTCATTCGCTGGTATGCATGGTCAATGCAGTTTGGCGATTGCGATCCAGCAGTGTGGTGCACAAACTATCTTCATCGTCGATATGAACACAATGACGAGGAACGTCTGTGGTTTGCATGGCTGTATGGCAACACCTATCAATTGCCAACTGCATGGGTCTTGAAAAGCGAATTTCCAGACTATGAACTTGCCACTGTGGATCGTATCGAATGGTGGAATAGTCACAACTATAAAAGACTACGGTATCAAACAGATACAAAGTGGAACAAAGGTCACTTGCCAGCCATGTTCGCATCTTACCAAAAATTTATTGGCAAGAAAACTCAACGCGAGGTTCTAGAAAAATATTATGGCGACAACGAACAACAATCTTTCAACAACCTTTGGAATAATCTTAAAACTTCTCTTCACAAATTTGGTCGCTATTCCACTTGGTTTTATCTTCAGCATCTTTGTCACACTGCTGGCGTTGAGTGTGTACCTACTAGCCTCATGCTGGACGATTATTCAGGCTCTCGTTCTCATCGTAATGGTTTGCATCTCGCCCTCGGGCAAGATGACAAGTATGATACAAAACTCACTTCATCAGAATGCGCAGACCTTGAAAGCCATGCCAAAGAGATTCTTGAGGAAACCAGATCTCGATTCCCTCAACTGAGCAGTCAGATAGACTTCTTCACGATGGAAACCTGCTTGTGTTCATTCAAGAAAATCTTTCGCGAACATCATGGAAGATATCTTGGTTATTATTTGGATCGTCAGTCTGAAGAAATTGAACAGGCAGAAGGTGATGGTTGGACTGGTATTGAATGGAATGTGTTGTGGCAAGCAAGGAATGAGACTCTTGATCTAAGACTTGCCCCAAGAAATACAATCAACAAAGAAAAGTTTACTTATTTTCTGAGAACAGGTAGAATAGAACGAATGGACTGGATGTTCGATGATGAGCACCCAGTGAAAGAAGGTTTGGAGGCATTATGGTAAGAGTGATTGCGATGGGTGGTGAGCCAGCAACTGGCAAAACCACTCTCATGTTCAAATTGATTTCGATGGCTGATGATTGGGTAAGTTCAAAGCCAGAGAAACTTCTTGATGCTATGTATTCCAAGAAATTGAATCTGTATATTCTTGGTAAGTATGCAAACGATGGTAATGTGTTTCAGGGAACAGATCGTTTGTCAATGGCGGTTCAGCCAGATGCGAATGCATTCTTCAGCAATCTTGCATATGAGTCAAATGCAGATGGTCACAATGTAAACGTTATCTTTGAGGGTGATCGTCTATTCAATGGTAAGATGTTGGATAAACTTTCTGAATTGTTCCCAAACGATTTCAAGATTCTAATCCTCACAGTGAAGGATAGCACACTTGACCAAAGACATATTGATCGTAAAGATGATCAAGATGACAAATTCAAAAATTCTCGTAAGACTAAAATCTCGAATATCATGGGGTCGCTGACTCTCATGGACTATATAGAGACAATGGTCAACGAAAATCTCGATGATCAGTCTAAGATTATTGATCATATTAGAAAATTTTACAACTGGAGTGAATAATTATGCAGTTAGAAGTATCTGTTGAACAGTTGCGCAAAAATAAACTATTTGTTGCAACACCCATGTATGGCGGTAACGCGCATGGCATGTATGTGAAGTCTTGCCTTGATTTGCAGTCGGCATGTACACAATATGGCATTGAAGTTCGTTTCTCGTTTATCTTCAATGAATCTCTCATTACTCGCGCTCGCAATTATCTCGTAGATGAGTTCCTTCGCGCAGAAGGCTTCACCCATCTACTTTTCATCGACGCTGATATTCATTTTGATCCGCGCGATGTAATTGCATTGCTTGCTTTGGATAAGGATGTAATTGGTGGTCCATATCCGAAGAAGTCAATCAAGTGGGGTGCTGTCAAGGAAGGCGTCAAGCGTCATCCAGACATTACTCCTGGCGATATGGAAAAACTCGCTGGTGATTTCGTTTTCAATCCAGTTCCTGGCACTGAGAAGTTCTCTGTTGCTGAACCAGTTGAAGTTCTCGAAATTGGTACAGGTTATATGATGGTCAAGCGTGAAGTCTTCAGCAAATTCGCAGAAGCCTATCCTCAATTGAAGTATCGCCCAGACCATGTTGGTCAAGCAAACTTTGATGGTTCGCGTTATATCCATGCTTACTTCGATACAGTTATTGACAGCAAGGCAAATGGTGGTCGCGGATCAGATCGTTACTTGTCTGAAGACTATATGTTCTGCCAGTGGTGGCGTAACATCGGCGGTAGCATCTGGCTCTGCCCATGGATGAAGACGCATCACGTTGGAACCTATGCATTCACTGGTGATATGCCAGCCGTTGCAAACTTTGTCGGCTCTCTCTAATAAAGAGACTTTGTTATGATTGTAGGTTTGGTTGGCTTTATTGGAGCAGGTAAAGGTACAGTTGCAGATCTCTTGGTAGAACGTCATGGTTTCTTCAAAGAGAGTTATGCAAATAGCGTCAAAGACGCCTGTGCCTCGATCTTCGGTTGGAATCGTGCCATGCTTGAGGGAGACACTCCAGAATCTCGAGCATGGCGCGAACAAAAAGATGAGTGGTGGTCTGAAAAACTCGGCAAAGAATTTTCACCAAGATTAGCACTCCAGCTAATGGGCACAGAGGCAGGTCGTGATGTATTTCACCCTGACCTCTGGGTTCACACTGTGATGCGTCGCTGTGAAAGAGCACCATGGAACAATTATGTGATTGCAGATGTTCGTTTCCCAAACGAAATCAATGCAATTGTAAATTCTGGCGGTAAAGTCATTCGTGTTCGTCGTGGTGAAGATCCAGAGTGGTATGCTCTTGCTCGTGAGTGTAATACCTATAACAAACAAGAAATAATGCGCAATGCTTATCCAGAAGTCCATTATTCAGAGTGGGCTTGGATTGGTGCGCATTATGATATTGTGATGGACAATAATTGTTCGTTAGATGAGTTGACTGTAAGGGTTGACAAGTTGGTTGATTCGTTATATAATAATCGTGTTGAAGCAAATGAGGTTCTAAATTATGAAACTTTCTGATGATACTGTGCAAGTCCTGAAGAATTTCTCAGGCATCAATCAAAGTTTGCAGTTCAAGTCTGGCAATACTTTGAAGACCATTTCTCCGCTCAAAACAATCTTCGTTGAAGCAACTGTTGGTGAGAGTTTCCCAAAAGAGTTCGCTCTTTATGACTTGAATAAACTCTTGGCAAAGGTTTCTTTGTATAAGGATGCTGACTTGTCGTTTGATGATGACAAACTCAATATCAGTGCAAACAAAAAGTCGGATTACATCAAGTATTGTTCGCCGAAAGTTATTGTGACTCCTCCTGAGAAGGCAATCACATTTGGTGAGCCTGATTGTTCATTCAGTCTCTCGCAAGAAGATCTTGACTGGATGCGTAAGAGCGCAGGTATCTCTGGATCACCAAACTTCGTATTTGAAAGCGATGGTTCCACGATTCACTTCATTGCTACAGACGTGAAGGATGATTCTGCTGATCAGTCTAAGGTTGAGATTGGTACAGTTGAAGGTGGTAAGGAATTCAAGGTTGTAATGAAGGTCGAAAACTTCAAGTTACTTGAGGGTTCGTATGACGTTGCAATTGCCAAGAAGGGTCTTGCTCGATTCAAGCATAAGGATGTAGATATTACTTACTACATCGCAATCGAAGCCGCAAGTTCGACATTCGGAGAATAATCATGGCACTTGATAAAGCAAAGGTTCTGGGATGCCTTCAAGAAATCTCAAACTCTCTGACTCGCATCGAGGCTGAGCGTGATCTTATCAAAGAGATTCTTCAGAAGATGCAAGATGAATGCGAGATTCCCAAGAAGTTGTCTCGTAAACTGGCGAAAGTTTACCACAAGCGTAACTATGAGGAAGAAGTTGCAGAGCAGAGCGACTTCCAAACCATTTACGAAAACGTGGCTAAATAAAACTATTGGGGTGCAATTTCTTATTGACGGCACTATCCGCCAGACTGCTCGCCGTGAGGGTTCACCTCCTCCACCCCAACCTCTCTTCGGAGTTATATTATGCATAAAGATGATGTGAAATTAGGAATATTCCTAGTCGTGTTTATGGTAGTTGCTCTTGTCAACTCCATCTACCTTTGGCTTCCCGCCTCTGCCCCTCCAGTTCTTTTGGTTGTAGGCATTGGGTTATATTCAATTTGGGAGCACAAACATGGCAACAAGGCGTAATTTCTTCAAGTATCTTGGTCTTGCTGGTGGTGTTGCTGGCGGTGGTATTGTAGCCGCTGCTGCTGTTCTTCCTGATGCTGATAAGTGTGAAACAGTAAAGCAAATTGTAGCCGCTGGCTACAATGGCAAGTTTGGGATTGGTGCTGAGTATGGTAAACTTGCACCATCAAACGGCACTATCAGTTGTGGTCCAAAATTTGTTCCAGGAACACAAAAGCATGTAACCGCAAGTATGACCGTCGGTCCTGATGGCGAGATGTACTTGATGACAAACGGAAAATGGCGTAGAATAGTAACTGAATAAGCAATCAGGAGTTATATTATGAATGAAGCGTTGTGGGTTGAAAAATACCGTCCTCATACTATTGCCGATTGTATTCTTCCTGATGAATACAAGACCACGTTCCAATCTTATGTTGATCGCAAGGAGATTCCCCATCTTCTTCTCTGTGGTGGTCCTGGTACTGGCAAGACTACCGTTGCGCGTGCATTGTGTGACGAGATTGGCTGTGATTATCTAATGATCAATGGCTCGGATGAATCGGGCATTGACACTTTCCGAGTCAAAATCAAAAACTATGCCAGTGCTATGTCGATGACTGGTGGCAAGAAAGTTATCATCATTGATGAAGCAGATTATCTGAACCCAAATAGTACGCAACCAGCCATGCGTGCTGCGATGGAAGAGTTTGCGCATAACTGCACTTTCATCATGACTTGTAACTTCAAGAATCGAATCATTGAACCGTTGCATAGTCGATGTGCAGTAATTGAATTCAAACTGCGTAAGGAAGATAAGCCAAAGATGGCGATGGCGTTCATGAAACGTGCATCAGAAATTCTTACAGGTGAAAAGATTCCGTTTGATAAGGCAGTGCTGGCTGAAGTTGTCAAGAAGCACTTTCCAGATTATCGTCGTGTTCTAAACGAACTTCAACGCTATTCTGTCAGTGGTAAGATTGATTCTGGTATTCTTACCAGCATTGCTGATGTTTCGATCAATGAATTGGTTACTTCTTTGAAAGATCAAAACTTCAGCGCAATGCGTAAGTGGGTTGCCGACTTCGGTAGCGATGACCCTGCAAAGATCTACCGTAAGATCTATGATAGTCTATATGACATTATGGATAAGTCAACGATTCCGAATGCTGTATTGATTCTCGCAAAATATCAATACCAAGCAGCGTTTGTGGCTGATCAGGAACTGAACCTCACCGCATGTCTCACTGAGATGATGGTGGAGTGTAAGTTCAATGGCTGATCTATTCAAAGAAATTATTCCATCCATTCTTCAGACGAAGCAATATGCTCTTCTGACAGAACAGGATGAGAAATCTTATCCATCATTTATGGTAAACCGAGCACTCTCGTTTCATAGAGATACTGTTCTCTGGGCGAACGAGATGAATAAGTTTTCGACTCTGGATAATAAACTCAAATATGATTTTCTCCTAAATATTGTTAGAGCCCAAAAGCGTCCATACAGCAAATGGCATAAAAAGGCTCAAAGTAGTGATTTGAGTGTTGTCAAGGAATATTATGGTTACTCTGACGCGAAAGCCGAAGAAGCAATGAAGATTCTATCCGACGACCAAATCGCCGCTATGAAGAAACAATTATATAAGGGTGATTGACCATGGTCGAAAAATTAGTAGAAGTCACATTAGAAAAGCAAGACGACTTCCTCAAAGTTCGCGAGACACTTACTCGCATTGGAGTCGCTGCTAAGAACGACAACATTCTCTATCAGTCCTGCCATATCCTCCATAAGCAAGGAAAGTATTACATCGTTCATTTCAAAGAACTCTTTGAACTAGACGGTAAGCCATCCAATATGTCAGACAATGACATTCAGCGTCGTAACACGATTGCGAATCTAATGGCTGAGTGGGGTTTGGTGAAACTCGTAGATGAGAATAAGACAAAGGATAACGTCGCACCATTGAGCCAGATCAAGATTCTTCCGTTCAAGGAGAAGAATGAGTGGCAATTGGTTTCCAAATATACAATCGGGAAGAAAAAGAAGGAAGGATAATTTATGCTAATTGTGAATGTGTATAGACTTCGTGATGATATTGAACTTCCAACATACGGCACTACTCTCGCAAATTGTTTCGATTTATCTTTCCAGCCAACTTCAAATGTTGTCAATGGATATGATTCCTTCAATTCTCCTACTGAGCGATCAGTAAACAGTTTTGGAGAATTCTTCATTTATCCTGGAGATCGTCTGTTGGTTCCCACAGGGTTGATCTTCAAGATCGAACGTCGCGTTACGATTGAAACATATGCAGACATTACAAAACACGATAGTTCTCTGCCACTTCAGAACTACAGCATTCGCCTTCATCCTCGCTCGGGACTTTCGCTCAAGAAAGGATTGGTTTTAGCAAACAGCGAGGGTGTCGTCGACGCAGACTACCAAGAAGAGGTGTTTGTTCTTCTAACGAATATCTCAAAGATGCACCAAACAATTCGTCGCGGTGATCGCATTGCTCAGGCTGAGATTGTTTCAAATGAACCCTTTGACTTTACTGTTGTTACAAAAAGACCAGAGAAGCACTCTGAGCGCAGCGGTGGTTTTGGTTCAACTGGTGTGTCAAACTGATATAAATAGAGATGGAATGCTCATTTGGGGTTCCATAACTATACTTGCTTACTAAAGGAGTAACAAAATGACTAATATCACAACACTCACATCCGCATCACTCGATCGCCTCCTTCCAACTGCTCTTGGGTTTGAAAATGCGTTCGCTGCTCTCGATAATGCGGCTCATCTACTAACAGCAACATCCAATGCTTTTCCTCCAGTGAATGTCGTCAAGAAAGACGAATACAACTTTGTCGTGGAACTAGCAGTTGCTGGATATAAGATTGATGAGATTGAAATCACTGCTGAGAAAAACTCTCTCAAAGTTGCAGGCAAAAAGGTAGAAGAAGACACTCGCGAATATCTTGTAAAGGGTATTGCTGGTCGCAAATTCGCTCGCCAATTTGTTTTGTCAGACACAGTAGTGGTTCGTGATGCTGCCCTTGCTGATGGCATTCTTTCTATTCAATTAGAAAATGTCATTCCTGAAGAACAGAAACCTCGTAAGATTGCAATCAAGTAACCATTGAGATTATATTATGATTCGTGATGAACTATCGTGGGATGAATTGTTTGTCTTACAGGCTACTCTGATCGCTCAGAAAAGCAAGGACCCGTCGACAAAAGTCGGCTGCGTGATCGTCAATGATGACAATGTCATTTTGTCGACGGGTTTCAATGGATTTCCGAGAGGCATTGAAGAAGATTGGAAAGATCGCTGGAAGCGTCCAGAAAAGTATCACTGGGTTGAGCATGCTGAACGCAATGCAATCTTCAATGCCGCACGTGTTGGTGTTTCACTCAACAATTCTCGCGCATATCTAAATTGGGAACCAAAGCCATGCGCTGATTGCACACGCGCATTGATTCAAGCAGGAATCAAGGAAGTCATTGGTCCGAATCGTCCGTGGAAAGGAGTCGGTGCTGGTAAGCATTACTCGATCGACCACGCTGAAGTCATGCTGCGCGAGGCAGGAGTCCGAATACGCTATTTCGACCTTCCCCCAGGACTAGGGGAACCCCCATTCTAACACCGCTCTCTCGGCTCTCTCCTCGGCGAGAGAGGATGTCGTAAGTTATTGATTTTATTCGAGTTTTCTCTGTTGTGTTTTCCTGTGGTTCAGGTAGAATATGCAATATGAATAAGCAATATCACTTTATCGACGCCCAGACCGATAAGTTCGGTGACCGACACACTCTCTGGCATGTTGGGAATTATCACTATCAGATTGAATGCCGCTCTACTGGCAACAAAATCGACCTTCCTGACACCAGTTTCGAACAGGCAAAACAGGTGTTCCAGGACGTGCTTGTAAGTTATTGATTCTATTCGGTTTTTTCCTATTGCGTTTTGCAAGGATTCAGTTAGAATATAATTATGAAAAGCGAAAACACTGTGAAAATTGGTGACGTTGTCAAGTCTCTTGACTTCGTTGGTGTCAATGACTGTTATTATGTTGGTGTCGTGATCGGCATCAGCGAGATGGACGGCACTTTCCGTGCTCGCACCGTCCAGCGTGTGTGGCAGGGCAATGCTGACAAGAAAATCCTCTCGGATACTTTCGTCGCTCCGTTGCCTGGCAATTCTTTCTTCGACGATCTGGCTGAAGAAAAGGGTGCTGCTCCTCGCGTGCAGGTTGTGTGGCGTGACTCGTCGGTGGCTGCATAATGAACATCGACAAACGACATGGCGGTCCGTATGACCGTGGTTCTGCTGACAGTTACTATCGTCGTCCTCGTCGTCCGCACTTCTTCACTGATGCGACGTATTTGAGTGATGAGATTCCTGAGCGATTCATGACTGCCCAGCAAATTGCTGAGTACAATCTTGGTTTTGACGACAATGAACAATCTGGCAATTTCAAAGATTGGGGTTGATATGAAAATCAAAAAGGGTGATCCGATTTGTGTTGAGTTCTATGGCGTTCGACTTTATGGTCGCGTGCTGAAGGTTGCTGGTCAGAAGTTGACCTACCGCAACGAAATTCGACAAGTCTTTGAGGCTCTTGTGTCAGAGGCAACGCTGCTGACTGAGAAGCAAGCAACTAAACTGATGGGGTTTTGATCATGAAAAAGCAAACTGAAACTCTGTTGAGTGAGGCGATCGATCTGGTGAATGGTGTCGATCATGTTCTGGCGAACACCATGACTCAGTATGATCTGAGTGCCAAGAATTGTTATGATCTTGCGGAGAAACTTGAGCGTGCGTGTCATGCACTGCTTGTTGTTGGTGATCGCAAGACGCAACAAGACTTGAACAAAATTCCGATGGGTGAAGGGGTGCCGTTCTAATGGGATACTTTGCTAATTTAGAGATTGATGTCATTGACATGTATCACAGCGATGGCATGAAAGAATCAGAGATTGCAACATCTCTTGGTATTTCTCTGACGCAGGTGCATGAGATTCTTGCTGCTTATGACAAGGATTGTGACGCCGATGCTGATGAGGGTGAGGCTGAGATTATCAGTTATGATGATCTTGAATTTGATCCAGGTGCGGAGCATTACTAATGAGCGATGTAATGACAGAAAGCAAAATCTTTGAACTTTGCGTCAAAATGCAACGTCTTGGATATGCAGTTGTGATATTCACTCCAGAAGAGTTGCGCGGTGCCAATCCCGAACATGTTCAAGACCGTTTGGTTGAATTGGGTTGGGATGTGATTAATGATATTGCTGAAGATATTGAGACTGAACGATTGGTGGGACCTTCTGAAGAAGATTGGAACTGGAGCATCAAGTGATGGATGCGCATTGGTTCGGTGTCATTTGCTTTCTTTGCGGATTGATTTCAGGTATACTAATCTGTATTCCTGCTAAACGAAAGGGAAGATATTATTATGATAAGTGAATATCGCCGTTCTATTCTCACACCAAGGACAAGAGTTCCGTTTGACCCTAGCAATCGCAAACATATGATTGATTTTGCTAGGTTTGTAAAGTATAATAGTTGGACAAATGGTTGCTCCTATTTCTTGGAAGATCCTTTTACAGATATTCCAACGATGATTCGAGCAAAAATTGCTGATTACACTTTATCTAGACTGGTGGAAAAAGTATGAGTAATGGTGACTTCGAAGTATTGAATCGCGGCACAATTGAAGAGTTGCAGACTCTTCGAAAGTTTGCTCGTGAAATGATTTCTCTTTCCAAGATTCACGACATGCCTTTGCCGCATGAAGTGCGAACAAAGATTGGTGTCTTGGAGATCTTCTATGCTCTTCATATTGAGAAGTATCCGCAATGATGATCTATTGCGCTGCGCGTTTCAAACCCAAAAAGAAACGCAAGCCAAAAGGTGTGATTGCGAAGAAGTATAGCAAGTCCTCAGCCATTCTTGGTGTTGAGAAGGTGCCGAGTCTTTCTTATGGTCCACGAGTTGGTGCTGATGCTGCTCGCAGCATTCAGTCGCTGAAGTCCGATAAAGTCTTTACAGAAAAAAGAGAGAGCCTGATGTATACAGGCACTTTGGTGAAGGGTATTGCTACGATGCACAAGTCGAACGCAGTGCCTGTCATCGACGAAGAGCAGATGAAAGATATTTCGAGAATGCGTCGCGGATGATCGGGCGTATTCTCTGTTTCTTTGGTCTGCATAAATGGGAAGGGTTGTGGCGACCCAGTCGCTGCAGTTACTATCCGTTTGACATCCTTGTAAACAAAACTTGCAAACGATGCGGGAAAGTGGTTGTCCCGAAACAACCACATCATTCATCTGACGAGGATTAATTTATGAGTATTCGTTCAAAG